GCCAGAAGTCGCATCATCTACGGTAGTACCGGCGACGTTCACTGCTTTAAACAGGGTGTCGGGGTCATCGCAAACGATAGCCACAGCATCAGAAGCCACAGTACCGGTAGGCCAGTATTGTGCAAAAATCTTCTGGTTTGTGGATGGGTTGGTGTAAGAACAACCCAAGAAAACTCCAATAGTACCAGCCAAGGGAGATGCATCAGCAGCCAATGCGGATACTGCAATAGTACCTGCGCTAGTCAATGTAACAATATCACCATAAAAGATATTGGCAGCATAACCAGACGCAATAGGCAAATTACGAGTAGAGCCAGCAAATAACTGCCCACCGATCAAATTGATCGGCTTAAGCCCGTAGGGGGCGTTAACGATGGGGTAAGCCATATTTTGCTCCTAAAAAATTAAAAACCTTTACCGAAAGTCACGTTGCTACGCCTCTCGTTGAAAAGAGGCATGCGCGGATCGTTTTCACGCATGAAGTTGTTATCAACAGAAGTCATTTGAGAATTAGCTTGATTCCTATAGTATTCATCGCGCTGTTCAGCAAATTCCTTAGGTGTTTTGCAAAGCAACAGTCCGCCAATTTCAATACAGTCGGGGAATCGACTGTCTGGCACACTGAACACACGCAATTTGGGTTGCGTGATTGCTTTAACGGGTTCCCATCCTTCGCGGAGTTTCGAGGAAATATTTATAGGATCAGGATTGTTGAGCGTACTCAAACGGATCCAACGAAACACCCAGCCTTCTTCAGGTTCCGGCTCTGGAAGAAGTTGTGGTGGTACCCAACGACGTGGGCGTTCATCTGCCTCACGAGTACGTTTTGGTGCACGAGAATCCATCTTTTCGTTTTGCAAATCTAGTTCCATAATTAACCCCTCATTTGTTCCGCAACCTTACGTGCATAAAGCTCCAAAGGAACTCCAAGCCGTTTGGCGATTTCCACCTGCGTTTTGGTAAGTACGACTTTTTTAGGCGCAGTACCCCTCGTTGCCGGTGCAACTACGTTTGATTTTTTCGGAGGAGTTACCGCATCCTCCGGCTCACCAGACTCAAACATATCTGGAAAACGATTCCGTATATCAGCGTCAATACGTTTATAGTATGTATCGCCTCCTACAGGGACTCCCTCGCTGACTAAATCTTCGTGCAGCCCTAAGGCGTAAGCCGTCATCCGTTTATTTGATCCAAACCATGTATTCTTATCTTGCCAAGTTTGCAGTTTTGGGTCAACCGGTGACGGCTGATTTGTCACTTGTTTAGTTTGTACATCAAAATCGTCAGTTTGTAAAGGGGCAGGTTTGAAATTATTAACTTTTTCGGATTTTAATTTTACCGAAGTCATATCTTCCTGCGCTTTTAGCAACGCATCGGTATCTCCGGCCTCATAAGCCTCCTTATACCGCCGTCTAACTTCATCAAGCTCGCTAGCAACTACTTTCTTAGCTTGCTCCAACAAAGCTTGCTGCCCTTGAGATAATGAGCCTTTTAATTGCTTATTTTCTTCAATAACAGATTGCGCCAGTTTTAACGCTTCGTCTTTTTCGCGTTGCGCAGATTCTTTAGCTCTACGCTCTTCGTGGTAGCCCTTAGTAAAGTGCTTAATGCGCTTCTGTACACTCTCGTCGTACTTTGAAAGCTCTTCATCAGTCACTTCTTTGGGGGGCTCATCCATAGGCGGGCGACCCCGGTCCTCTGGGGGAGTATCGTCAACAATCTCAATTTCGGGAGATGCGTCCGCTACTGCAACGGTTTTAGATTGTTTTTCTTCAACCTCATCTGGGAATTCAAATTCAACTTGATCGAGTGGCATATAGGCCTCCTTATGCTCGGGTTATGCCGCGCGGATCTTGAACCACACCTTCGACCGAATCATCATTAATGATGCGGAATTCTTTGCCGTGGATCTTAATACGCGTACCGGTATTTGGACGAACCAAAATAAAATCTCCTACTTTGCAGCTTGGGCCGCTAGGGAATCGTTTTGTGTCTTGATAAGCGTCGGGGCCCATTTTGACCACAAATAACACAGGAGATAACACTTCTTCAAAGTGCATGGTTTGCCCCGCTTTTAGCAAGCCGCTGTCGTATTCCTCGTCAATTTCAGGTAATACACACAGTAGGTGATAAGTTGCGGGATCCGGTACTTGCCGGGCTTTCTCTTCCGCTGTACCGGGAAGAACGGATACTGGACCTTGGGGGTCCAGCGTTTGGCCTATCAATAGTTCACTCATCGTCATGCTCTTTCATTCGTTGCAGTAGGTCGTTAATCTCTAGCTGCGCGGTCAACAACCCACGTAAAATACCGCACACCTCTTTGTAGTGATCGTAGGATTTAGCCCCACCATCACCCAAAAACTCTAGCAACTTATCTCGTCTCTCTTCTAGTTTAGAACCCAAGTGGTTCAATACTTTCGTATCCATCATTCTCCTTTAGGTTTTGGCTTAGCCGCCGGTTGATTTTTCATTTGCTCCAATCTTTGCGCGTGCGTTTGATGCGTATGATCTAACTTTTGAGCGTGTATGTGACCGCCGTGCGCCATCTTCTGACCGTGCTGTTGTTGCTGCTGCGCCATAGACATCTGCGCCTGCTGTGCAGCTAACTGCTGCTGTTGTTGGGCTTGCGCCATCTCCTGCGCGTGGCGTTGTGCTTGCATCTCCATCTCGGCGCGGTGGCGCTCAGCAACAATAATAGGGTCTTCGCCTTGCTGGCCTGCTTGCTGGTATTTGAGTTCAATCTCAGCTTGCTTGAGCATAAGATCACCCTCAACCTTCTTAGCTTTGGTAGCGGCATCTTGCGCTTTAATCTGCAACTCTTGCTGCTGCATCTGAATAATCGGATCCTGCATCTGCTGCTGGGCTTGCTGTTGAGCCGCCTGACCTTGATGCATCTGGAGCAACTGAGTAGACGCCTGCGCCACCAATTTAGACAACTGAACCTCCATGTCCTCATTAAGTTCTGCATTGGGCGCAGGGAGCGTAGCCCCCAGTCGATCTTCAATCTGTTTGCGGTACTGGAACGACAAATGTTCTGCAATGTGAGCCATCACTGCGGCCTGCATCTGCTGGGCCATCGGGTTCTGCCCAATCTGCGCCATGATGATCGGGTCCTGCATAAAGGTCGTGTGCACGGCAATATGTGCATCGTGGTCTTGGTAGATAAACGCCTTAGTAGGCTTGCCGTTAAGAAACGCCATATTCTCACTGATGGGGTCCCGAGGCGTCATATCATCCTCAATCGGCACTAACTTTTCAGCGTTCTTGATGCCCAACACCTCAATCATCTGGCGGTGCAACTGTGGTAAGTCGTAGATCTGCGGAGCGCCCTGAGCCAACTGAATGACAGCTTGATACTGCATGATCCGCTGCGCCATCGTGGCAGAGTTGGGGTCCGATACGGGGATCACCTCCACAATGTCATAGTCGCCTTGCTTAGCTCTGCGGTCCCCACCCTCGGGGACGAAACTGTACTCGTCAGGGGCGTGGTCGCGGATTAGCGCCTTGAGCAGTTTAAACTCCTGCTTCATCGAATAGTGCACGCGAGCCTGCACAGCCGACATGGTTTTAAGCTGCCGCTCCAAGATAGCCAGCGTAGTACCCACCGGAGCATTTGCGCTCATGTCGCTGACTTTCATATCAGCAATCGAACCCAAACGGCGACCTTCGTCTGTAATCTTATCTAGTAGACCTGCCAGAACCTGACTTGGTTCTTTGTAAGGCAACGCCATGATGTTGTCTTTGATCGAACCACTAGGAACGTCCACGTCGCGGAACTCGCCCGGTGCAATCGGCGTGTCATCGCCCTTAACTCGCAGCCCACGAGACTTGAGTCCCCCCGGTAAATTTGATAAAGTACCCGCATCAACCAACTGTCGGATGAGGCTCGTCCCTGCCCGCGCGTATCCACCTATTAGGTTAATTAGGCCAAATCCATAAGGCCCAAACCCGGGTATATACGTGTACTGTACGAAGTGTTGGCGTTTTAGTCGGTTCTTATCACTTTCTTCCCAATTTCGATAGATTGAGAGGATGTTGTTGGTTCCTCTATCAATAGTGATCACATAAGGGAGTGCAATCCCGTCCTTGTCCTCGTAGCCGGGCAAGTCAAAATCAACTTGGATTTCGTAGAACTGGTAGCGGTCGTCGTCTGACAGGTTATAGCCCTGATCTTCAGCTTTGCGTTTCTCGATATCCGAGTGGATCATTTGGGGCTCGCCCAAATCTATATCCCGGTAAAACCCGTCTACTTGTAATTTGCGCAATTCATTTTTGGTCTTGCGCATGACGTGCGTTACACGCTCAGATGTAAACGCGCTGGTACAACCGTAAGGAAGTACAACGTCTTCAGCCGGTATAAAGATGGAAGTCTGCCGGTCCAAACTCGGGTCAAAATAAACCTTCTTAAAGGCCGCGCCCGCCAAACTTAAACTGAACAACATGCGCTCATGCTCGGGCCGGTACTCCGTCATGGTCTCGGTCAACTGGTAATTCATATCCTCGCGGACACGCTCAGCGGCTTCTTCTTTTAGGCGGTCAATAGCGCCAATAATCTCGGTCTTGACTGGGCCCGCTGCGGGGAAAGTCTCAATAATGGTTTCGGACTGGAACCTAACGGCGGCTTCTACCAGCACGGTAGAGAACACGCCACATGCGCCGTTCCAAGGCTCGGTACGCTCTTCGTACTTCATGCCCAAAACATCAAGGCCCTTTACGTACATTTCTACCCAGTCTTTACGGCTGTTAATGTCGCTCTCAACCAATTCGACCAGTTCGCTAGCGATGGACTGCAACTCGGCGTCGTCCATGTACTCAGCTAAATTAGAATCAAAGGCTTCGCCCCCACCTTCAGCCTCGGGCATCAAGGTAATTTCCATACTGCCATCTGCCAGCGTTACGGACTCCGGGTCCTCAATAGAGATTTCCAAATCAGGGATGTCCATCTCTGGCGATCCAGCCATGCCGAGTGGGGCTGCGTAAATAGAACGGTCAATATTGGTAGCCATGTAAAATCCTTAGTAATATGCAGGACGCCGAGTTTTGTAAAAAAGGTCATTATCATCGCGGTCTGTGCTTAAACGCAACATACCACCATTACGAATCCTAGCCAACGCAAGCGTCATAGCGTCAACCTCGTCGTCATGTTCCCCCGCCGGAAATGCCAAAATTTCCTCAACCGTACTTGCTGCCCATGCGGTTTCCGGGAACCATACATGCCCCGCAGCAAACATATCTGATACGGCGTTCAAACGCGCAATTTTATCCTGACCTTTACCCGGGCTGAAATCCTGTACAAATATATTAGATCTACGCATCTCGTCAATCAAGGGCTGCCCACTGGCTTTAGCCTCCACAATAACGCTATCCGGTTGCCATTCTTCGTACTGGTCATGCGCCATTTTCTTCAACTCAGGAAATTCGTACTTCCCCTTAACGCGGTTGAGCAATATCACATTAGTCGTATTATCTTCCTCATTCTGCCACACCCCCCACGTATGGCACACAGAAAAGTCAGAGCGTTGTTTAGTAGTTAGCGCAGTATCGTACGCCTGCACAATAAAATCAACCTTAGGCGGGTCATCTTTTTCCCACCATTTAATCCACTCCCGTTTGATAATAGCCGCTTCAGAGGCTGTCGGGTTCTGTTGGTACTGCGCATACCACTGCCACATGATGTGGTGCATGGACGCTCGGGTTTGTTGCAAAGACTCTAAGCTCCACTGCTCGGGCCATAGGGATTTCTCCTCATCAGTGCCTTCATTAAAGATCGCGGGGAACTCAAAGGCGTCGTACTGGTCACCACTAGAATTAAGTGCTGAATCTTTAAGCAGCCGCCCGATCAAATCCCGCTGGTGCCACCGTGTGTGCAGCACGCATATCTTTCCATTAGGCATTAAACGAGTGCGTAGACCTGCGGCAAACCATTCGTACGCCGAATCCAGCGAAGAAAAGTTAGAGGATTTCAAGTCCTGCTCAGAATGCGGGTCGTCAACAATAATTAAGTGGGCACCACGGCCCGCTAACGCGCCACCAACACCCGAAGCGTAAAACTCCCCGCCTTTGTTGGTGTTCCACTGCCCCGCAGCCTTAGCATCAGCAGCGATCTCCACGCCCGGGAATATTTTCTTGTACTCCGCCGTCTGGAGCAGGTTACGAACCTTCCGCGCCATGACCACCGCCAAGTCCGCAGTGTGCGAAGCCACAATAATCTTGTGATCGGGGTGCTTTCCGAGATACCAAGCGGGGTAATAGATGGAAATCATCTGGGATTTACCAAAACGGGGGGCCATAGACACAGCAATCCTCGACTTTTGGCCCTCTTCCACGTCCATCAGCAGGGAACCTAAGCGTTTTAGGTGCATTCCGAACTTATATCGGGTGTCTACGGCTGCAATAAACGCTAAAAAGTCATTTTGGGCCGCAGAAATACGCTTGCGTTCCTCTAACTCGTCAAACATGGTGAGCAATTCCACTGCTTCCTCGGGCGGAAGCCCCTTGACGATCTTGTTGATGATATCGGGAGTAAGACTAGCGGAAGAGAGCATTGGATTTCTTGGGCGCTGGAGTCG